TGATGGTTCTGGTTATACGGTGCCAGAAAAATGGACAGGTTCAGCAGACACAAAAACCGATCAAATAAAAGAATTAGTTGATGCTGAGTTTATTTCGAAAAATGAAGTAAATAATTTAAATGACGCAGATGATAAAACTGTAAATGCATTATATGGAATTGTAAAAAAGGACGTAGAATTCAAATCAAATAAAAATGCAGCAAGTTCATTTGCCGGAAATGTCCAAACATTTTCAAAGAAATTAAAAGGATTGGGTGGCTTAGACCCGTTCTTTGGAGAAGAACTAGCAGCAAAACTTTTGGGTGGCGAATGGATAGAAAAGACCATGCAAAATATTGCTCCTGCACAAGAAAGAGGAGTTATCAGCAGCATGGGAAATAGAAGTTCAATAGGTATGTAATAATATAAATTTTTACTAAATAAATAAGTCAAGGATTAATTAATCATGAAAAACAACAAAAAAATCAATTTAGCAGAAGCCGCCGCCCAAGTAATGGGTGGCGCAAAAACCGTAGTAGATGGAACTGGTAAGTCAGACATGACAGTTGGTGGTGGTTCAATGGTACCAGGTGCCGTTGTAACTGGTACACCAGCAGTAATGGCAGGCATGGGTCAACCAGGCGTTCCTGCTGTTCCCGGTGCCATGATGGCCGTTCAAGGTCAAGCCAAGATGGCCAAAGCCCCAACAAAAGAAGTTTCTGATGAATCAGAAGAAACTTCAGAAGAAGAGGGTGAAGAAGAAACCTCAAGCCCAGAAGAAGTTGAAGAGGCTTTTAGAAGCGCTCTTTCAGAAATTTTGGGAGAAAACGTAGATCCTTCTTTGGTTTCCAAGATTGAAGCTGTCTTTGAAGCCGCTGTTACCGACCGCGTTGAGCGCCAAGTAGCAGAAATCATCACTCAACTAGACGAAAACGCCAAGACTTATCTTGGAACCGTCACCGAATCTTTGGTTGAAAAGGTTGATGATTATCTAGACTATGTTGTCGAAGAATGGGTCAAGGACAATGCAATCGCCGTAGAACAAGGCATCAAGACTCAAATCGCTGAAAATTTCATTACTGGTCTCAAGAATCTCTTCGAGAACCACTACATTGATGTTCCAGCCGAGAAGTACAATGTTCTAGATGACCTATATGCACAAAATAGACAACTTCAAGAAAACCTCAATCAAGCCGTCAATGGCATGATTGAACTAAAGAAGCAAGTTGCTCTAACCGAGTGTGCCGGAATCTTTGTTGCTGAAACAAAGGATTTGGCTGATACTCAAGTCAACAAACTACAATCTTTGATGGAAAATGTAAATTTCACAACTCCAGAAGAGTATCGTGAAAAATTGGTCGCCATCAAGGAAAACTACATGAAGCGTCCAGTTTCGGTTCCCGCCCGTGTAGCAGATCCCGTAGATACATTTGCCAAGGCTCCAACAGTACCAACAACTTTGGTTGAAGGTTATGTAAGCGCTATTGGTAGAATCAATAAAAAGGTTTAATTTCAAATTTTACTAAATAATTTTAACTCAATAGGAGAGTAATAAAAAATGCAATTTCAAGACAATACCCCATATGATGTTTTAACAGAGAAGTGGAATCCCGTCCTAAATCACGACGCGCTTCCAACAATCGCTGACGATTACCGTAAGAAGGTTACTGCCGTTCTTCTAGAGAACCAAGAGCAAGCCCTTCGTCAACAACACCTAGTCGAAGATATGTCTGGCAACAGCAACTTGGGTGGCCCATCCTCCTCAAGCGGCTACAACACCGGAGCCGTCTCTGGTTATGATCCAGTACTAATTAGCCTAGTCCGTCGTTCTATGCCAAATCTAATGGCATACGACATCTGCGGCGTTCAACCAATGACCGCTCCAACAGGCTTGATCTTCGCAATGCGTTCAAACTACCAACAAAGTGGTACATCTTCGAACACCTATGGCTCATCCAACTACTATGAAGCCATGTTCCAAGAACCTATCCCACAATTTGGTGGTTTGGGTTATACACTCGGCGTAACTGCTGGAAGTGGTTTGTGCGGTTATATTTCTAACCCACAACAAACAAACGTAAATATTGGCGGAGTTCTTGGTGCAACTCTAGCCGCATGGCCAGTACCAACACAAGGTCAGTTGACAAATTTGCGTGGTATCCTAACCAATAACGGTGAAGGAATTGGTAATAATGCATCGGGTAGTGCTTATGGTGCATTTAATCAAATGGCCTTCTCAATCGACCGCGTTGCTGTCCAAGCTCGTACACGCGCTCTAAGCAGCAACTACACCGTCGAATTGGCACAAGATCTCAAGGCCGTCCACGGTCTAGATGCCGAAGCCGAACTCGCCAACCTACTCAGCACAGAAATTCTTGCTGAAATCAACCGCGAGATCGTCAAGACCATCTACTACGTCGCTCAAGCTGGTTCGCAACAAAGCGATCTAGTTGCAAGAGGTGTATATGACCTAGACAACGACTCAGACGGTCGTTGGTCAGCCGAAAGATTCCGTGGCCTCAGCTTCCAAATTGAGCGTGAGTGCAACGCAATCGCCAAGCTGACTCGTCGTGGTAAGGGTAACTTCATCATCTGCGATAGCGATACCGCTGCTGCTCTAGCCATGTCCGGCTTCATGAGCCTCAGCCCAGCAATCGCTCCTCAGATCAATGCTGATGATACTCAAAGCACCTTCGCTGGTGTTCTGCACGGCAAGATCAAGGTCTACATCGATCCATATAGCCCACTCGGCGCAAACTTCTTCGTCGCTGGCTATAAGGGCGAGTCGCCATATGATGCTGGTCTCTTCTACTGCCCATACGTTCCGCTACAAATGGTACGTGCAGTAGATCCAAATACTTTCCAACCCAAGATTGCATTCAAGACCCGTTACGGCGTCGTTGCTAACCCATACGTTATCAATGCCACAACCCGTCAACCAGATGCAGACAACTTGACCGCTGGATTGAACCAATACTACCGCATCACTGCAGTAACAAACCTCCACGGCAACACTATCTGATCTTAATCAGAGTTAGTCGTGTGCAAAACACAAAGACCTCCCCAGAAATGGGGAGGTCTTTCTTTTTGTATTAATGTTTTTTATTAAACTAAATTTGTTGGAGCGTCTGGTGTTATTGTATAGTATGAATATCTAAATTTGCAACTTGCTTTCTGTATAGAAGCATCGCTTACATCTGATTGAAAGTTTAACCCAGACAAACTTATAGGAATTATGTGATTAAAATTTACGGTTAATACTGGTGTGTTGCATCCCAGTGGTTTATATGGTTCTGAATAAACATATAAATTTGCAGAAATATGCCAACTCTGATAATCTAAATTGTGCGAACTGTCGTCTTTAATATTTGTAATATTTCTTATCCATGAATACAAAGATTTCCAGTTTGTAAGATCGGAATCAACAACAAACTCAACACTAAGAGGTTCAAAATTTGCAACAAGCGTTGGAATTGGTATTGTGGTACCAAATGTGGTTGGTTGAGGAACATCCGGGATTCCTATTCCCGGTAAATTTACTCTTTGACACATAAGTTCAAATTGGTTAGTACCTCTTTGAAATTTTATGTTAAAATAATTGTTATAAAGAGTATTAATATTTGTTGAGCAAGTTGTCATACAAATATTTATAGATAATCGTTGGGATTGTCAGACCATCCTTCAGCGCTATTGGGATTGGCTTCAGGATTATAAGGCAGTTTCTTGGCCTCAGGATTCATTGTACGGCGTTTCTTGGGCTTGGATGGCTTTGGAGCCTCTTCCTTTACTGGCTCTATTACTGGCTTTTCTGGCTCTTCTTCTTCGCCTTCATCGTCATCGATTACAATCTCAGCACCCTCAAAATTTTCAATAAGATCATTTACAAAATTTACAAAATCTTCATTATTAAATAATTCATTCAAAAGTTGAAGACCATTTTCAGAAGATTGTTGATCTATTTCTCCTGATGTAATTACAACCTTTGGATCTTGTTGCATTGCAATAATGTAAGTTTCATACATTTTTTCCAAATCTATATTTGGAGATCCAATATAAATTACAACATCTCTCGGAAGATTTATTTCAAATCCTTTGATGTTTGAAAGATAGTTTGTTAATTTTACATATTCTAACAATTCACCATTTTCGTCTCTACTATAAAAAGTATCAAGACGAGCAGGCAATTTTATTGAATACTTTTCAGGGCTTGCCTCTGACACCAAAGCAATTACTTCTTCGCCTGATGTAAGCTTAAGGACTCTTATGACGCCCGAGAAAGAATTCTCAGGAAGTGAATCGGACATAGAAATGTCCTCCCTTCACTATTATTTATCTTTTGAGTCCTGTTGGAATGGTAGCGAGTAGATCTTGTAATCAAATTTTTCTTTCTTATAAATCTTCAACCGTTCCTCAAAGTGTCTGTACACGTGGTTCTTGTAAGATTTGTAGCAAAGATCATCGATTATATCATACACCTTCAAAGTTTTTTTCTTCGTTGAAACACGTAGCCCGCGACCAATGCTCTGTAGAAGTCTAATAACAGACTTAGTGGGAGAAGCAAAAACAATATTGTCGAGGTTAACAATGTTAATGCCAGCACTCGTAGTCCCGTAACTAGCAACGAGTATTGCATTTTGCTCAGAGTCCACAATCTTGCGAATATATTCTCTCGTTTCTGCTTCCGTTTTTCCATCGATGAAATATACAGGTCGATCCTTTGCTTCTGCTTTGAAGAGAGCCGCGAGTGGCTTTCCCTGTAGTTCGACATAGTTGAATAAGACAAGCGTGTTTCCTTTGGTACTGAATACAAGTTTTTTGATGAATTCATTTCGTTCTGGGTTGCTTGCGATCCATTTGATTTCATCGGCATAACGCTGCTTCTTCCATTCGTTTTTCTGTTGCTCTGAGTATTTGAGCAGTATACAGTCTATTCCCAAAGTGGCAAGCAATCCCTTGTTCATTAAGTTCTTTGTTTGAATGAACTGTATTGCAGGACCAAGAATACCTTCAATGCTTAGTCTGTGTGCTTCTGTTTGTTGCAGTGTTCCTGTTGTTCCAATTCGGAACCAAGCCT